ATATTTATTTTTATTCCAGCACAATATTCCAAAACCTTATATACTGTTTTTATATCTAAGTTATCTTCTATCAGTTCTACTGAATCAGAAATGGATGGATAAAACTCTTGCATTGCAATTCTAACAGATTCAACCATCATCTCTATGGCTTCATCTTCTGTGCTATCTTTATCTATTTTATTAAAACTGTCTAATATACCTCTTAGGTATTTTATTTTTGATGGGCCAACTGTTATTTCTGTACCGTCGATTAACTCGATAACATTTTCTTCATAAACTTTTGTGGCCATTAAACCATTATATCAAATAGAAAAGCCCACCGTTTTATGGGCGGGCTAATCTTGTAAAATTACTTACTAAGCAATTGTACGATCAACAATCTTACCATACATACCGTCATCTAACGGTAACATACGGAAAGTTACGTCAAACATAGATGCTGCATCACGTTTTGCTGATGCTACTACGTTTTCGATTGACAAAGCACGGTATCCGATATAGATACGTTCCTTATCAACTGATGGGTCACCAGTTCCTGGACCAACGGCTACTATACCACGTTCTAGAGGAACGTCGCCTAATTCACCTGAGTTGATGTCGAAACTTTGGCTTCCTGTACCAATACCTGTTGCGGTTGATAATTCATCTAAATCATTTACGTTTGCTGCTACTGCCACTAGAAGGTTTTCTAGTGTTGCTTCTGCAAATGATGTTGCTAAAGATACTTGCATGCCGTCTTTGAAAAGACGAGCAACGTCAAGAACTTGATCAACTTGAACTTCACCGAAAGATGGTTGGAATGTAAGTTCGATACCATTGCTGGTATAACCTACGTTTGTAAAGTCAACGTCATCAGCCAAAGTATCTTTGTATGATGTTGCTGCTTCAAATGCTGGTAGTGGTCCACCTGCAGTACCGATTGTTTGTGCTAAAGCACCGTCATTGTATGTAAACAATGCGGCTGCACCAACGATAATGTTGTTGGACGATCCACGAGAATATGCCATTTATTTCACCTCTCCTTGTAAAGGGTTTTCTTATTTAGTTGTAAAGCGATGTTTCCTCAAGGTCAAGTATAACACCATTTTGTTATTAGAATCTAGAGGAAAACTGTCCTTTATTTTCTTCTGAAATAACTGTATATTTATGCCAGTCATAATCTAAGATAATCTTGTTTCCTGCAAAAGTTCTGGCTGTTCCAAAATCTATGATGTCTCTAGTTTCTTGAAGTTGGTAGGTTTTAAAGGTGTGAAAATATAGTGGAAGGGACATATCCTTAAGTGCTATATTTGGGCCAGGTATAACTGTGTCCTGATTGTCTCTTATCCATTTGTTTATATCAACTGCAGACTCATCCAATGAATTTAAAAGATCTTGAATTTTTTGACTTATGATGATTGTTCTTTCAATTGCGTCTTCACCAAAGTTATAAAAATAGTACATTATTTGTTCACAATATATGTGTGGAAATGTTTTTCTATTCATTCTAAACATTCTGTCATATACTGCAAATGTTCCTGTAGACTCTGGAAATGATTCAGTTAGAGCAGCAATATCTGTTGGGCTAGTAGGAAAAAACGGTATTGTAAATTCTTGATCAAAAAACTCACTAATCTTATTTTGTAAATAAGCATTAATTAATGACGGTGGATGATGTATCGTAGCAGCCATTATGCAATCACCGCATTAGAAATCCATTTATATCCAGTTGAATACCCAACACCTTTACCACTGCGTTTTCCTGCTGCCATATTAGTTTTAAATACTTGTGGTCTTTTTATATAATCATATAGACCAGATGCTTTTAAAAATGATTGTTTAAAATATTGTAGAAAAAACATATCTATAGTTGACTCAAAACTACCCTGTGCATCTTCTCCACCAGGGCTAGATACTGAAACTGGATTTCTAGTAAACACTGTTTCTCCATCTTGCTCAAAAACCAATACAGGTGATTTCTTAGGTCTTATTATAACTGGAATACCGTTTTCCATTATTTTTGCTTTATTATAAAAAGGAGTTGTTGATCCATCTTTTACTTGAGATGATTGTGTAAATGTGGACATCACTGATAATCCTAATCCACTAACAGTATATTGTATATCAAATAATCTTGATTCTGGACTTCCAGATTTATACCACTCATAAACATGTTGTAATGCTGCTGGATCTATTCTAGCGTTTGTGTCAACAAATTGTTTCAAAACCTCTATAGTTTGTTTTCCAAGATTATTTAAAAATAACTTTTTGCCACCCTCAACTCCTTCTAAAAATCCCATTGAGTATTGAACAATATTGTCCATATCTTTTTTAAACTGTCTTGTATCAAATCTTATCATAAATCTATCGCCTGACTATCAGACCTTTTAATTACAATTTTATAGTATTCTGTTTTTCCAAACAAACCAGAGTATGGGCTTAGTGTCGCAATTTCAAAAAGACTTGATTTACCAGCACGAACCCCACCTGTTTCAACATATATAGGGTTACCTTCTCCATCTGATATGTTTGTTATAAGAAGATTAGTTAATGCAATTCCACCATTCATATCATCAAATCTAATATCGCTTGGAACTCTACCTCTTAAAACTGTGTCAAACAAAATTGCTACATTTTGTACTTGCTGCTCTTCTTTATTTTTAACATTACCAGATGCAAAGTAACATTTTATATCTTTAAATTTTGACCATTGCTTTTTAATATTACCGTACTGACCTTGCTCAACTGATGAATAATATACTTCTGCTGTCATGGGATATAAAAAGTTGTCGTCTAAACATGTCATAGTATTCCTAGTCTAGTAATGTTCTTAGTATATTTTGATAGTATTTGATCAACTATGATATTGCCTGTACCGTTAAATAATTTTTTAGCATTAAATTTAACTTTGTACTGGTCTGTTTGATATTCTTCAACATATCTTTTATATTGATCAAGTCTTCCACACTTAATATCATTAACCAACATTTCTGTTGCTGCCTGAATATCTGACGGAATTGTTTTATATCCAGAATCTAGAACTAATGTATAGTCATATCCTGTAGGGAAAGTAACAGTATCCCAACCGTAATACCCTAAATCACCGTATGATACTGGAAGATTTGGTAGTGTTTTTTCTAATCTATTTAATGATTCTGTTGAATCTGGAATATATTCTTGTACAGCAGAGTTATCTAATGATAATTTAAAATATCTATCGTTTGTTTCTTCATCAACATCAAAAATTAAAACATCGTTTTCATAAACTCTTAATACCTTGTAAGCATTTACCCACAAAGGTATATAATCTAATCCTTCTCCAACTGTTTGAACAATAACTTTTTGATTATAAAAACCATCAACAACAAATGAGTCAATAATTGATCTTGCAATAAGTTCGTTATATTTTGCTTCTGTTATTTCTGAAGCGGTAGTTCCAAGTTTATTGGGGTCAGTATATGGTCTTACTATGTCTAGATTATCTTCAAACACTATTTCTTCATCTGAATTTAAAATCTTAACTTCGTATTTTCTGTCAAATTCTATTTTTGATAATGGTATTACATATGTTATTTGTAAGTTTGCTGAAGTTATATTTGATTCTTCAACAAAGTGTTCCACCAAATCCTGTAATCTAAGAGTGTAGATATCTCCACTTGTTGGGACATCAAACTTTAGTGTTAGTGGGTATGGTGGAACCCTTAATGCTTCCATTGTTTATAAGCCGTATTCCCTTGCAACGTCTTCTGGTTTCAAAACTGTAATGTGATTACGTTTTGACCATTCTTTTGCTTCATCTGCGGATACGTAGTTGATACCAACTTTTACTTGGCCTACACCCATCCAGGATACGTTCTTAGTTGACTTAATTGCAACTTTTTCTTTACCTTGTTTAGGGGCAGCAGGTTTTTCTTTTTTAGTTCTTGGTTGTTTTCCAACACCAATGGCACCAGTTGATAATGGAGCAAGTCCTTCAACAAGGTCTTCAACTGCTTGTTTTTTGTCTTCTGGAATTACTGCTTCGCCTGGGGCTAACATTGCTGGTTGGATTTCTTCTATAACTTCTTCTACAACATCTTCAACAATTGCGTCTTGAATAGTATTTTCTTCAACTGTTTCTGGTGTTTGTAAATTTAAATCGTTGTCTAATTCTGACATATATTCCTCCTCGTATTATTATATCATTTAATTAAATATTAAAGGGAGTAAGAAATTAATCCTACTCCCCTTAAAATTGTATTACAGATTAGGCTATTCGCCTGCTGCATCCGCAAATGCGACTGCGTCTAGTTCTTCCCATTGAATACCGAAACGAACGAAAACTGTATATTCTACAGTATCTTTCTTTGGTCTGTATTCGCGGTTAACTGTGATGTCGCGTTGGAAACCCCATACACGGTTAGCAGGGAATGTCAAATCGACATATCCTGCAGGGTAGTAAGGAACTTCTTGAACATCAATTCCGAGTACACGTGTTGTACGTGCTGCTCCGAATGTTTGTGCGTTACCATCAAGGTATCCTTGACGATTTGCTTCTGTACCTGGACCTTTATTTACAAAGGCTTCGGCAATTGCATCGGCAAGAGTACCATTGTTTTTAACAATACCTTGGAAAACGTCTGTACCTGCGTAGAACTTAAGATTATTCTTAAGTGCACGGTACTTACGTGGCATTGCAAGAATTACGTCTTGCAATACGTTTGTTGTCCAAGCATTTGCTACAACGTTAGCAACTGATTCATGTGATGCTGAAGTGTTCGCTGTTACTTGATTTACGAAGCCATTCATAATTGAAAGGAATGATCCTGTTGATCCGTCACCATTAATGGCTAGGTCTTCAATATCATTACCAAATGCGTTGGTCATCAATCTTACGATATGATCTTCCAATGCTGCACCTTCAATATTGTCTTCGAGTGCTTCTGATGATACTTCCCAGTCTAAGCGAATTTTCTTTGTAGTTAATTCAACTTTTGTGAATGTTGCACCAGCGTTTGTGTATTCGCCTAAGCCTTGTGCGGCTGCACGAATTACACGTTCTCCAACGTTAACTTTTTCAAGTTCCATTGTGTTTGCTTTCATGGTCACTCTGCGACCATCTTTAGCCAATACAGTTGCGTCCCACACATAGTCTATAAAACGACGTGCTTGTTCAGGGCGTAAGATACCGCTTCCAGTATCACCTGAAGGATTTACTGCGTTGATTCCTGATGTAGAGCCAAATGATGCATCTGCGATGTTACCTAAAACACCACCATTTGCATAGTTGCCTGCTACGTTTTCACCAGCATCAGAACCAGATGCGAATGCACCTTGTGCTTGGGCTGTTCCAGGTGCTGTTCCACCTAGATCGCCTGATGTTCCTGGCTGATTTTTAATTATTTCTTCCGACATATATTTCACCTCCACGTGATTTTTTATCTGAATAGATCGGCTGTTTTGAGGAAACGTCCGCCCCATAGGGATTTCTCAACCATTACTGGTTGTAACTGTACGACCTCGCCGAGATCGCCAGACTTTCGGAAAGCGGTATCAGATTCTACTGATTCCATTCTCTTTCCAAACTCGTTAACTGCACCGTTTGTTTCAACTAGTGCATTTTGTGTATTAACAATTTGTGACTTTGTGTCAGCAACTTGTTTGTTTAAATCTGCAACTTCTGTCTGTAAAGACTTTACTGTTGCAAGTAGATCGCTAAAGGCTGATGTAAGAGTATTCTTAACTTCTGTTACTGCCTCAACAATAACATCGTCTGCTTTAGATACTTCTGTAGCAACTTCTTCAATAACTTCTGCTACTGCTTCAACTGTGTCTGCTTTTTCTGCTTCCACAACTGTTTCCGCTGCTGGTGCATCTTCTGCAACAACTTCTGTAACAGGAGCATCAACTACGGCATCTGCCTCTGGAGCAACCTCAACATTTTCAACTGCAATATCAGATTTTTCAACAATCTCTGCTACTACTTCTGTTGTTT